GGAGCACCTGCGGTCGGGGCTTCGTTGCCGGGACCAAGGGCCGCCTGATTAAGTTCTTCTAGGTGCCGGCCGTGCATATCTTTATGCGCTTTTTGATGGCGCTCGTGCATTTTTCGATGCTCTTCACGGTGATTACCATGTAGATCGCGGCGCTCGTTCTCGTGCGCCTGATGCATCGCGTGGCGCTCTTCATGGTGCCTAGCGTGCATCTCGTGGTGCGGGTGCTCGGCCTTTTCCTCGGCTTCGCTTTCGCCCTTCTCGTGGGCAACGCTCTCGCCCTCGGCCTTGGCCTCTTTCTTGACCTTTTCCTCGCTCTCGCCCTTATGCGCCGACCCCTTCTTGTGGTCGTAATGGTCCCGGAGCTTACCTTTTGGCTTCGGCTCTTTCTCAGACTTTGCTTCGTGTTCTTTAGCCATTTCCGGCTCCTTAATCTTCGGGGTGACTGCGGGGATGATCGTATAACTTGGATTTATGCTTCTTCTTGCCGGTATGGCCGGAAGCGCCCATTAGCGCTAGAGCCAATCTGGCCTGTTTTCCGGTCTTGCCGCTATCGTGCTTGTGCTCCTCGGCGAACGCATGGGTCGACTCGCCAGCGTGCTCGGCCTTGGCGCGGAACTGGCCATGAGCGTGCTTGGTCGCCTTCTGGATCCATTTCTTCTTTGCCATCGTTCGGCTCGTCAGATCCGCTATGTTAAGGCTCGCCACGGGCGGCTTTCGATTTCGGATGGTCGTATAAGGTCGAACTCCGCTTCTTCTTGCGCTCTGGCAGCTTGCCGCCCTTGTCGGCCTCGGAAAACTCCTTGCCTACCGATTTCGGGATACCCAACGTGGACTTGCCGCTTGCAGCAGCGAACATGGCCTTGCGCTGGGCTTCCGAGACCGGAGGCATGGCATCTATCAATCGACGTCCCAAGTCAGGTTGCTGGAACTGAACAGCCAGCAGGTAGTCGTCGCCGCAGCGAGACCCGTCGGGCTAGCTGCTCCGAAGGTAATGCTCGCATTTCCAGCCGTCGCGCTGAAGGACACGTCGCCGGTGACAATGCCGTTGACGCTGCGGACGCAGAATCTCTGGCCATCATTTGGCGTCGGCGGGAGCAATACCTTGAGCGCACCGCCTGTGCCGCCCGTGCCGCTAGAGAACAGCAGATAGGACTGGTTGTTGCCCATCGTGACCACTGTCGAGTCGGTCTGGACGACCTTCTGATAGCCGTAGGTCGTCGTAATAGCGTTCGGGTGCGTATAGACCGACGGAACTGTGCCAGCGCCTCCTGGAATGACCTGCACGGCATCGTTGGCGCCGTTGAAGTTCGTCACATAGGCCGGTGGATAGGTCTGCGCGATTGCCAAACCTGCTGCACCAGCAGCAACAATGGCAGTAGTGCTCATCAGGATTTTTCTAGCCTTGTTCATCGTGGTTTCTCCAGTTTAGCCGATGACTACGTAGTTGTAGACGGACGTGTCGCTCGCACCACAGGTAACGGAGAAGCCCGTACCAGCAGTAATCGTGGCGATAAACGGCGCGGCGACAGTGCCGCCAACCGTCTTTAGGGTCAGGATAATGGCTGATCCGGCGTCGACATTCGTGTTGCTCACGGTGATTGTTCCGCCACCAGTGCAGGTGACAGTTCCCCCGCTGACCAGCAGGAAGGTTGATGTTGGTCCCGGTCCTTGGGTGCTGATGCCAAACGGGTTGGTGAACGAGGTCAGTTTGATTTGACCGGGGAGTTGCTGCGCTATGGCGTACATGCCGCCGATAAAGAGGGCGGTCAATGCAGCAGCGGTAAAGAGTATCTTTCGCATGATGTTCTCCGTTACGCCGTCACCGCCACTTTATCGCCTGGCGCTACGGCAAAAACCAGTGGCACCTTGGCCGGCAGATAGCTTCCGGCACCGCCGGTAGCTCCTGTGGCGCTGGTCGCCCCGAACTTATAGAAGGAATCGGCATCACCGACTACCAGCACCGCATAGGTCGCGGAGCTAAAAGCATTGGATAATGTCCCAGCAGAAGTGAAGCCAAGGGCCTGATTAGCAAGCGCCGGCTGCGGCAGCACGTCGGGCGCATAGGTCCCGATCGGCGAGGCCGCGTTCTTGAACTCGCTAATGTAAACCGTGGCCATTTACACAGTCTGCCTTGCCGGGTCGGCGATGGAGCCAAGGATACGCTTTTCCACATATCGTCCCGGTTCGTTCTTGTGATGGACGTTTAGGCCGCCTTCATTGGCCGGCTGTCCGGCCTGCGGGGCTTCCTCTTGCTTCACTTGGCGTCGGCCGCTGGAAATCGAGGCGGCCCCACCATGGACGACTAGGCCGCCAGGAGTGATGGCCAGAGCATCCTCGGGCACGACCCGCTCGGTGCTACCGATCCAACCTTTATAAGCCTCGAAGATGGCGGTCGCCGTCTTGTTTTCTGGCACCATGGCATCGTTCGGGATACCGTCCCAATCGATGATGGTCGGCTGCGCGGTGTGAAGGTTGTCAATCCAGAACGGTTCGACCACCCGGTCGCAGAGCAGGGTCTTTGCCTTCACCCGATAGGTCGCTTTTCTGCCAGCGGCTCTAGCCTGGGCAATCAGTTTGACCATCAGGTCTCGCGAAACTTCCCGTGCTCGCAGCACATCCGGGGGGACACGCTTGCGGCCTGAACCCTGATCGGTGAGCTGCGAAATCTCCATGGCAAGCGCGCGCATCCAGGTAGGATCCGACGCCGATGACTCGGTGTTCTGCTCCTCGCGGGCTTGCTGGAGCACTTCGGCGACAGCTTTCGCCACCGCCGATTTGAAATCATCACGCTCGGTGATCGACCGCGCGGTAATAAACTTGCGCGGCCGACCACGATGCTTCGCCTCAGAGGCTACCTCTTCCGTTGTGACGGCGGTCTCAACAGGTTCGTCAGTCATTTAGGCCACCGTATAGTTGTGGGCCGCGTACTTATTGAACTGATCGTCGCGGACGACGGTGACAAGCGCCGAAGCGATATAGCCGCTGGTAAACGTACCAGATGGCGTAAACAGCAACCGCAAGAACCGCGGACGCAGATTAGCCGGGAACGGAGGCAACCACGGAATCCGGAAGATGACGGTATTTGCCGTCAGGTTGGCCGCAGCAATAGTGCCACTTTCGGCAAATGTATTCCAAGTGCCGGGCTGATACGTCGGCGTTCCGGAGTCGATTGCTCCCTGGAGGGCGACGTTGAGGTTCGTTCCGCCAGCTAGTGCCGTTCCGACCGTTACATTGAGCTCCGGCCGCGGGCCACCGACACCCATGGCATCTGGGGCGCCGAATACCGTCGGGGTGCCCCAGATGTTCGTTGGGGCAACGCCAACACCGAGACCGAGAAGGTCGATGACATTGGTAGAGGGGACGGCGACGCCTGCAATCGCAAGGTTACCGCCGATCGGCACGAAGCTTAGTTGTGAGTCGAGGATCATGTTTCTATTCCTTTCTCTGGGGGCGGTTCCCTATCAGACAACACGCTGCTCGGTGATGAGCAATTGATCGGAAATCTTGATCGGGATTCCATTGATGCCGTCGACCGGGAGGCCAGCGTAATCCTCGATGCGCAGCAGCACGTTGCGGTCGCGCATGGCCTGCACGTCCATCCAGTGACGGCCCGTGCGGTTGGTGTAGAGGATTGGCCTGATACCAGGGGCCGGTTCGTCCTTCGCATCCGTGTGGGTGATGCCCGAGGTGCCCTTGGAGAGATGCGGGGGCAGCAACAGGAGTTCGCGGATGGTGGCGAAGATGTCGAGAGCGCTCGGGCCAGCAAGACCGGCCGTGGTCACGTCGACGTTGCAGATGCGGGCGCCATAGCGCCAATCCTGGGGGCAGAGACCGATCATCTGCCGGAACCAGGAAGTATAGGCTTCAAAGCGATTGCCGAGGCTGTCAAAGCCCGGAACCGTGTCGCCCTTATCTTCCATGGCAAGACCGGCCTTGGTGCCGCGCGGGTAGAGACCGAAGATGGTGCGCGTGCCCCAGCAAATCAGCCAGATTGAGAGGTTGTTGCCGCCGGTGCCGCCGCCGTCAAGGACGTTGGCTGCGTTCTGCGCCGTCGTGGTCGAGACCGTGTTGTAGAAGCTGGAGAAGCCCATGAACTCCGCCGGGGTCACGGCCGTATTGCCGTACCATGTCGTTTGCTCGATGGTCTGTCCCATGCCCTCGAGGAACGCAACGTCCTCGCCTTCACGGAATTGATCGATGTCGCCGGACATTTCGGCAAGCAGCCGGTCAACTTGACTGTAGTCTTCCAGCGTGCCCAAGCCGACCCGCGATTTCGCGGTCGTGCTCTTTGAGTAGGGGACACCCATGTTGATCTGCCGCCATGCGCCAGCCGGGATGGAGGTACGGAACACGAACTCGTGTCCGCCCATTTCCGAGCTTTCGATAAAGGGCATATCCTCGGG